ATTTCTTGTTCCATACCTCTTGGAGTATGAGAGACTGAAAAGGGGATAGCTCAATATTAAGAACATATTTACAAACAAAAGAGAAGTACTCTGGTCTCATCATGAGCCATGCTGTTCTCTCCAGCATCTTGTCTGGGTCTTCATCATAAAAAAGAAAATCCATAGGGTTGAATAAATCTTCTTCCCTTAGGTCTACGCCTAACCAAGCATCCTCTATAGTCTTTATTATGTTTTTTTCGCTCATATTTTTTTCAATAAGGTTTCTACAGAGTTTTTCCCTCTAATTAAAACATCAGCGAACCCATACTCTACCGCCTGCTCTCCACTGAGTATCCAGTCTTCTTTTACATTCAATCTACGTTTAAGTATAGATTTAATCTCTTCGGGTTTCTTGCCCTTAAAAGCGGTGCCCTTCTTGCAGCACTTAGTATATATATCATACATTGCGTTTTTACTACGCTTAAGGGCCTCTGCGTTAGATATAAACTGTTTTGTCGTTCCGCTAAGCTCACAAGCCCCTTCGTGGATAACCCACTCACAGTTAGCGTGTGTCACCCTGATGCCTTTTCCAAAGACAGCCTGCGGAATTATACTTCCCATCGAAGATGCAGAACCATAGCAAATAAACAAAAACTTGCACTTGCTGGTTATGATTGCGTCATAGATAGCAAATCCGGCACTCTGGTCTCCGCCCACATTGTATTGATGTATAATAACCGGGTCAGAACTTAAAGATTCAAGCATTACTAGGTTCTTGATAAATGTTACTGCGTCTTTAGAAGACAGTCCATCATCATCTGCTGGAGAAAGGAATATTTCTCGCGTGCTAGACAAAACCCCATAGTCGTGCCAATTTGATAGCGCTGAATAATTAGCAGGTCTACTCATGAAACATCTCGTTTAACCTCTTAAAAATACTGCTAGCGACATAGAATCCGTTTGTCTTATCTCCACAAAACAAAATATGTACTCCATTCCATATCTGGTATTCCATAAGAGCTTTTAATAGATACTTCCCTGTGACTTTTCTCTCTGCTATTTTACTTTGCGTAAATTCAGGTCTTGCTTTCTTCATTTCCTCAGAAAAGATAGAGTTTGGATAATTAACCAAATCGTCCAAAGTAAACTCACAGATAATGAACTTAAAGGGAAACTCCCTCATTCTTTTCATCTCTTCTCCAAAAGCCTTTTTCTTCTTACCCAAGTTGGTAGCTATTTCTTCTACGCTAAACTTTCGCTCCATACAGACCATTTCTTCAAAGCCCTTAAGCGTGTAGTCGCCCGTCTTAAGCGTTTCGACACGCATACCGTCACATCGGTCGGATTTATTAAAAATCCAGCCACGCTGCTCCCTAGTGTCCTTAATGACCGTATAGTTGGGTATCTTCTTCTTAACCATCTATTAACCCCAATAAATAATATTCGTAGTGTTCTTCTTTACCTGTAACCTCTTTGTGGCAATTATAACAAAGGGATATTCCATTCCCTGTTTCATACCGTAAAGAAGATGCGCTCGCCCACTTTCTAATATGGTGTACGTACAGCTTTTTACGTCTGCCCTTAACACCTTTAGACTTGCACATCTTACAAGTAAACTTATCTCTCTTCAGAACCTCAGTCCTGAACTTCTTGTAGCTTGGGTCTGAGTAGTTCCTCATCTAAATCTCCATCGATCATACCATGTACTAGTTGTTCAAACGAAATTTCAGGTTCCCACTCAAGTTGGGTTCTTGCTTTCTCTGGAATACCTAACAGATAGTCAACCTCTGACGGTCTAAAGAACTCTGGGTCAATAAATACGAAATCTTCCCAGTCGTTTATTCCAGCTCTCGCGAAAGCAATATCTAAGAAATCCCTAACGCTACGAGTCTTTCCTGTCGCCACAACATAGTCTTCGGGAATATCTTCCTGTAACATAAGCCACATAGCCCGAACATAATCTTTCGCGTGACCCCAATCTCTCTGTGCATCTAAATTTCCAAGTCTGAGCTTAGGAAAACGGGGAGTTGCTATCGCCTCCATAAACTGTCGTTCTCTCGGTATGCTAATATTCTCTTCCCCAACAGTGAATCTACAGTCATAGGGTATTTCAGTAGAGGTATTTTTCTCCCAAGCTAAGAATCTAGCTATCCATTTAGTAATCTTTCTAGTTACGAAGTTTTCTCCTCGTCGCTCGCTCTCATGATTAAACAATATACCACAACACCCAAATATCTCATAACTATCTCTGTAGTTTCTTACGAGATGGTGCGCAGCTAGTTTAGCGATGGCGTAAGGTGACTGAGGAATGAATGGCGTGTCTTCGTCTTGATATTTCAATGTAGAGCTAGTTCCAACAAGAATATCCCCTACACTTGCGTCAGCTTCGGCTACTGAATAGTTTCTGCCAAACATTTCGCTCGAAGATGCCTGATAAAACTTAATATGTTCCTTTCTAGGGCACGCTCTGATCGCTTCTAAGATGTTTAAACATCCAGCGGCAGTTACATCCCAAGTTAGCGTAGGTTGCTTAAATGAGGTACCTACGTGCGACTGTGCGGCAAGATTATATACTTCATCCGGCTCATGCTTATTAATAATGTCTGAGACACAAAATCCGTCGGTAATATCTCCCTCGATCAACAAGAAATTGCGATGCTTCATTTGCTCGCCAATTCTCTCCGTCGTATCCACACTACTTCGTCTAGCGACTCCTACTACCTTATAATTTTCAGAAAGTAGCAAGTCGGCTAAATAACTACCGTCTTGGCCTGTCACCCCAAATATAATTGCGGTCTTCATATTATTTTCCTCCTTTAGTGGTATCTGCGGACAGAAATGGCTGATCTATCTGTCCATCCTCATATTGAATATACTGTGATAAACGCTCTTTCTCAGCTTCGGTTGCCAATCGCATTTTTTCCATTTCCAGTCCTATTTTTTTACGAAAAGTAGGATCTGATGATATCTGTTTCACCAGCGATGCAAACGTTAGCTTAGAGTCTTCGATTTGTTTAATACGCTGCTCTCTAGTTCCCTTAAGGTCTTTGAGCATTGTTGACTTACGTGCCTGTAGGTCTTTATAATCCTTAGATAACGTCTCATGCGCCGCCTGAGCCATAGATATTTGGCGCTCCAGTGACGAGATGTAGTCACGGTCTCGATCTGCGGGATCTTGCTCCTTCTCTACCTGAATTAGGAGCTTCGTCGCCTCGACGTCTGTCAAGCTTTCGTTTTGACTCGTTAAGATACGATTCATTAGAATTTCGAGCTTGATGGTATCCACGATTTGGATTTCTTCTGTGTGAAACACGTCGTCCTTAAACTGCGACCACATCTTCTTAAAGTGGAACTGAAATAATTCCAACTCTGACTCAGAGAACTGCTTTAATAGTTCGCCCCAGTAAGGCTTCTGTTTGAGTTCTCGATGAGCCTCGACTTCCTTTTTCTGTTTCGCCGAGAACCCTACATTCTCTTTGATCCACGCAGCTATAGATGAAGCACTGCGATCAAGATGATCGGCTATGGCTTCTGGAGAAAGAGCCTCGCAATTTTGCTCGATATATTGGGTCTCTTCTACTGAAAAACGTCCTCGCTTCATTCGCCTTCAATTATCTCCCTGATTACTGCCTCTATCTCTGCTTTCCTGTTTTTGGATACTGAGACTCCGGCACACAATCTTAAATAGTCCGACCTCATACTTGAGGGCATACTCCTCTTGACCAACTCCATGATTTCGGAATTAGATATTTTGGACAATAAGCCCTCCTCTTCATGAGCTACGCTGAAATTTTCTAAGTTAGCAGGCTCTAGAAGGTTCTTTTTCCTCTTCTGCACCTTCTCGGCCTTGCCTTCGTCCTGACGAAAGTAGTTATCTCTCTTAAAATTCTTTAATCTATTCGCCATGTGGACAAATAGGAAATTCTCTAAAGGTTTACTCTCATCGTATCTCTCAAGCGCCTCCATACCTATAATAAAAGCTTCCTGCCTTATATCTTCAGTAGTATAGAATGCGAATGTGAATTTGTTGGACAGTCTTTCGCTAACCTTAGTAATTATATCAACAACTTCTTGCTCTGACATATTACTAGGTATTTTCAACTACTGAGGCCCCCTCACACGGACTGGAGGATCATCAGAGTCTGGTTCCTGAGCCGCAGCTTCTTCTTCTACTTCTTCCTCTTCCTCTTCTTCGCTCACAGCTTCTTCAACTACCGGCATTTCAACAGAAAGTTCTGCGATAATCGCCGCCGCT